CCAGGTGCTCTTGGTGAGGTTGATACAGATGAGGAAGTTTCTTCCCTCTTAGAAGACATATGATTAACGAAGATGCCCCAACAATGAGTGCTGGTAACGGTGGATTCTCTGGATCTGCTGCTGCCACTGGTCCTGTTGCGGGTTTTGATCCTATACTGGGTGGCACCAAGAAGGTCAAGCGTCGTAAGTATAAAAGGAAAGAAGTAAAGGAGGATGCCTCCGATAGATATGGTAAGTCAACGTACTTACCTTTTTTAGTTTCATATGATGGTGCAGAGCAGTATGTATTGTATGGTAAGTCACCAGCAGAAATTAAGATACAACTAAGAAAGATATACAGACCAGAGAACCATAATAAGATTAAGGTCAAGCGTCTCTATCCTAATGAAGTTATCCAGTGGTACTGGAAGAAGAGACAACATGCATTGACAGACCAATGAGTGAGATAAACGCAGCAATATTAGAGAGACTAGAGAAGGTAGTAGATAAACTATCAGATAACTCCACCAAGATGGGTGAGTTACTTGCTGTTCACAATGAGAAATTAGATAAACAAGATAGAATTGATGCTGTATTGTTTGAGAAGGTGGAGTCAGTCCACCGTGAGGTAAACCGTAGAGCAGAGGAGATCAAGAAAGGTTGTGAAAGAGACATCAGAAAAGTCGATGACCGTCTTCGAGTCATGGAAAAGAAAATGTGGACTATTTTTGGTGGTCTTAGTATTATATCTTTCATCGTTAGTCCAATCGGACAAGCGGTCCTAAAGAACTTGACAGCTCCACCGTCACCTGCTACACTTGAAACACTCACAGCAGATGCATGGACTACGTTGAGGACAAATACATTAGATTCCTCAATACGAGACTAGATAAATTTAAGCACGTAAAATCAGGACTATACAACTTCCGTTGTCCCTACTGTGGTGATTCACAAAAGCACCGCAATAAGGCTCGGGGGTATTTTTTTCTCAAGAAGTCTGAATTCATATACAAATGTCATAACTGTGGCATCGGTAGGTCTCTCGGTAACTTCTTGAAAGACCATGCACCTGACCTGCACGACCAGTTTATACTGGAGAAATACAGGGCAGGTTCTACTGGTAAGGGTAGGCACACACCCAATTATAAACCTAAGTCTGCCAAGCCTAACTTTGTTAGTAAGGTAGCAGATCTGGAGTCTATCGCTGATCTAAATAGAAAACATGCAGCGAGAGAATACTTAGAGAAACGACAAATCCCACAGGAAAAGTTATCCTCTTTGTATTATACTGAAAGGTTTAAAACATGGATTAACTCTAAGAAACCTGGTACTTTTAAGAGTCTCCAGAATGATAGAGGACGTATCATTATCCCTCTGATAGACAGGGATGGTAATTGGTTTGGTGTGCAAGGTAGGAGTCTCTTACCTAACTCAACGATGAGATACATCACTATCATCTTTGATGAAGATAAACAAAAAGTATTTGGACTTAATAATGTTAAAGAAGACAAACCTATCTACATCGTGGAAGGACCGATTGACTCGCTCTTCTTGGATAATTCCGTTGCGATGGTTGGGAGTGACGTTGATCCTCGGACGTATAGTTGGAGCGATTATATTTGGGTTTATGATAACGAACCTCGTAACAGACAAATCGTCGATAGAATCTCAACCTCCATCGATAGAGGAGACAAAGTAGTCATATGGCCACAGGGGATGACACAAAAGGATATTAATGATATGATACTATCAGGTAAAGATCCTCAGAAAATCATCAAAGATAATACCTATCAGGGTATACAAGCAAAAATAAAACTAATTGAATGGAAACGAGTATGAGCATCAATGTTGTAAAGCGTAACGGTAGAGGTGCAGAACCTTTAAACCTTGATAAAATACATAGAATGGTTGAGTATGCCTGTGAAGGTCTCGCAGGTGTCTCTGAGTCTCAGGTAGAGATGAATGCCAACCTTCAAATGTTTGATGGCATTTCTACAGATGACATACAGCAGATTTTAGTAAGGTCTGCTAACGATTTGATCTCACTTGACAATCCTAACTATCAATTTGTAGCAGCAAGGCTATTGATATATGGATTAAGGAAGAATGTTTATGGAGGACATCCAGACAAACGACCATACCTTGCTGACCATATAGAAAAGTGTATTAAGAAAGGTGTTTATGATGCAGGTATTGTTAACAAATATTCTCCCGAAGAGTGGCAGGAGTTGGATGGATACATTGATAATGACAGAGATTATATTTTTACATACGCTGGTATACGCCAGGTCGTAGATAAATATCTAGTACAAGACAGAAGTAGTGGTGAGGTGTATGAGTCTCCACAGTACATGTACATCATGATTGCTGCTACTCTATTTCAAAATTACCCAAAAGAGACAAGGTTAAACTACGTTAAAAAGTATTATGACGCAATCAGCAAACACAGAATCAACATCCCAACACCGATCATGGCGGGAGTTAGAACCCCCCTTCGTCAATTTGCAAGTTGCGTTTTGGTTGATTCTGATGACACCATCGATAGTATCTTTAGCAGTGATATGGCTATTGGCTACTATGTCGCTCAAAGGGCAGGCATCGGCATTAATGCGGGCAGAATCCGTGGTATCGGGTCTAAAATTAGGGGAGGAGAAGTTCAACACACAGGTGTCGTCCCTTTTCTCAAAAAGTTTGAGTCAACTGTCAGATGCTGTACGCAAAATGGGGTCAGAGGAGGGTCGGCAACAGTACACTTCCCAATCTGGCACAAAGAAATCCAAGACATCCTCGTCTTAAAGAATAATAAAGGGACAGAAGATAATAGAGTAAGGAAGTTAGACTATAGTATACAAATATCTAAATTATTTTATGAAAGATTCATTCGTAATGAGAGCATTTCTCTATTCAGCCCTCACGATGTGCCTGGCCTCTATGATAGCTTTGGTAGTCGGGAGTTCGATGACCTCTACAGAAAGTACGAGGGGCAGGGAGATATTCCGAGATCAACTGTTGATGCACAAGAACTCATCCTCTCGATTCTAAAAGAGAGAGCAGAGACTGGTCGTATATACATCATGAATATTGACCACTGTAATGAGCACTCATCCTTTAAGGATCCTGTTTACATGAGTAACCTCTGTCAAGAGATCACTCTACCTACAGATCCTATTCAACATATAGATGATCCTAATGGTGAGATAGCATTGTGTATTCTATCTGCTGTTAATGTTGGTAAGATAACTAACCTTGATCAGTTGGAAGAGTTGTGTGACTTATCAGTCAGAGCATTAGAAGAGTTAATAGATTACCAAGGATACCCTGTTGAGGCTGCTAAGAATAGCACCCTATCTCGTAGGTCATTGGGTGTAGGTTTCATTGGACTAGCACATTATCTTGCTAAGGCAGGTGTTAAGTATGATGATCCTGCTGCATGGCAGTTGGTGCATGAGTTAACAGAAGCATTCCAATACTATCTACTCAGGTCATCTAATAAGTTAGCAGAAGAGAGAGGAGCATGTGGTGGATTCAGTCGCACTAAGTATGCTGATGGGATACTACCGATTGATACATATAAGAGGGACGTAGATCAAATAGTTCCTAACGAGTTGAAATATGATTGGGATAGTCTTAGGTCATCTATCTTACAGCACGGACTCAGGCACAGCACTCTGTCCGCACAAATGCCTTCGGAGAGCAGTTCCGTTGTGTCAAATGCAACCAATGGAATCGAGCCACCTAGAGACTACTTGTCCGTTAAGAAGTCAAAGAAAGGGCCTCTTAAACAGATTGTTCCATCCTATCAGTCACTAAAGAATGCTTACACATTGCTGTGGGATATGCCTGGTAATCAGGGATACATAAATGTAGTAGCAGTCATGCAAAAGTTTTTTGACCAAGCAATCAGTGGCAACTGGTCTTACAATCCAGAGCAATACCCTGATGGTGAGGTACCAACCAGTGTAATGGCAAATGATTTACTTACCACCTATAAATTAGGGTGGAAGACTTCTTATTATCAGAATACATATGATGCTAAGAAGGATATAGATGAACCAGCACATCCAATAGGATGGCATGAGGAAGCATTTAAACCTAACTCTGGTAATGATATTAATGCTCTAATAGATGAGTTGATGGAAGCAGACGAATCAGAATGCGAGGCTTGTAATGTTTAGTAAAGAATTGAAAGAGGGAACTAAGAAGTCCCACAACGCAGCAGAGAATACTAAGTTTGTATCTCAATTCCTTAAGGGGGTATTGAATCAAGATGAGTATGCTAAGTTGCTTAGTAACTTTTATTATGTGTATCAGACGATGGAGGAGTGTGTCAGTAAATCAACTGACCCCTTAGTGAAGAATCTTCATCGATGGAATGCTACACTATTCAGGACATCTTTCCTTAGCAGGGATCTTAGATACTACTATGGTCCTTTGTGGAGAGAGTATGCAAAACCTTCTGAAGCCTGTAACACATACTGTTATAGGATCAATGAGGTTGCAGAAAAAGATCCATACTTACTGATAGCACACCACTACACACGTTACATTGGTGACCTGTCTGGTGGTCAGATACTAAAAGGTATTGCTCAGAAGGCACTTAACCCACCAGTGGGTGAGGGTCTACACTTCTATGACTTCCCTCGTATTGAGGACTCTAAGGCATGGAAGAATGAATATAGAGCAGTGCTAGATGGTTTAAACTTTGATGAGCAGCAGAAGAATGCTTTAATTACTGAAGCAAACTATGCTTTCCGTCTTAACATGTATATGTTTGACGAGATTCAAGGTGATGCTGGTAAGTCTTTATGGAAAATATTATGGAACACTATCCGAGGTAAGTAATGACAGACAAACCTTATGATGATTCCAATTGGAGAGAGGAGTATAAAGGTTATACCTCTAGCAGGTATGAACTAGATCTTCTTGAGAATGGACCTCATAGCCTTGCACAGTCTTGGATGATGGGTGCATTGCATAACAAATGGAAAAAGATGAAGGGATATAAGGATCCCGAACCACCTAACTGTCAATCATCACTGAAGGAGTCGTTAAAGAAATGGGGTTAAGTGTATTTAATTCTGAAAAGGTAGATACTACCAAGCAACCCATGTTCTTTGGTAAACCTCTCGGCATGCAGAGGTACGACCAATATAAGTATCCTGATTTTGATAAACTAACTCAGACACAGTTAGGATACTTCTGGAGACCTGAAGAGGTCTCACTTCAAAAGGACAGAGGAGACTATAAGACTCTCTCTGATCAACAGAGGCACATATATACTAGTAACCTGAAGTACCAGATCTTATTGGATTCAGTCCAAGGTCGTGGTCCAGGTATGGCATTTTCACCATACTGTAGTCTTCCAGAGTTGGAAGGTTGCATGGGTGTCTGGGAATTTATGGAGCAGATCCACTCTCGCTCCTACACTCACATAATAAAAAATGTATACGCTGATCCAAGTGAAGTCTTTGATAGCGTATTAGATGATGAAAAGATCTTGGCACGAGCAGAGTCAGTGACCAAAGCATACAATGATTTCATTGAATATGCTGGACAGTATGCTAGTGGTAATCTATGGGCTAAGGATGCTAGGACATCACCAAGTCACCATTGGACCATAAGAGATCTTAAGAGGTCATTATACAGAGCAGTTTTAAATGTTAACATCCTCGAAGGTATTCGTTTTTACGTGTCTTTCGCTTGCTCTTTTGCTTTTGGTGAGCTCAAGCTCATGGAAGGATCTGCTAAAATCATATCCCTTATTGCAAGAGACGAGTCTCAACATCTTGCACTTACTCAAAAAATAATATACAAGTGGAGGAAGGGTGATGATCCTATGATGCAGGAGATTCACGAGGAAGAGAAGGATAATGTCATCCAAATGTTTAAGGATGCAGTTGAAGAAGAGAAGGACTGGGCTAAGTATCTCTTCTCAGAAGGAAGTATGATCGGACTGAATGATAGATTACTATCACAATATGTTGAGTGGATCGCTAATAGAAGGATGAAAGCGATAGGTATAGACCCTATCTACGATATATCTGCAAAGAACAATCCGTTACCTTGGACGGAGCACTGGCTAAATAGTAAAGGTCAACAGAATGCTCCTCAGGAAACTGAGATTGAATCTTATATCGTTGGAGGGATTAAACAAGATGTCGAATCTGATACCTTTAGTGGATTTAAGCTCTAACCTATTGCGGAAGGTTAGAAATAGATGGTTTAACAATCGAGATGAGAAGATGGAGAACTCCAGAAGAGAGATTGATCCGTTCGCTGAAAGACCCGAAACATGGTATAAGGGACCACTTATCTTTCCTGCGTTCCCTGAAGAGGGAACTGAAGACCACGAGACCTTCCAGACTGCCAAGGCAGAAGCATACGAAGAAGCGTGGTCAGACTGATTAAGAAATGTATCAAGAAATACATTTTAATTGCATAAATAGTAAGGGTATGCTAACATACCTGTACGTTCAACCTCATTAGAGGTCGCAAGTAAGCCGACTCGGAACGGATACGTTCATCCCATGTTTCACCTAGCAGTTATCGCAACCGCCTTCACCTGTATTGATGCTCAAATGCTCATCGATAAGATGAGTGAGTATAAGATAGAGGAAGAGACACGAGCTGAGATGATCAGTGTAGTGATGGGAGAAACAAGTCATTGCGACTGGGACGCAAAAGCCGACTGAAGGAACGGGTCTTATCCACCCTACCTTTGGAGAAAGCCAATGGCAAAAGTCACTTATCGTGGAGTCGAGTATGACTCTGACGAATACAACGCAAAAGTTATTCGTGAGAATAACCAGCGTAACAGACACGATTTAATGTATCGTGGTCTCAAGGTTTCCAAAAAGTTGGTAACCGCCTAACCTAAATAGTGGGGACGTAAGTCCCCATTTTTTATGAAAAAATTTGAAGTAACATATCGTCTGCCCACTACTGGTACAAAGTACCATAAGACTATAGTAGAGGCAGACAATCAAGTGTTCGCCAATAAAATATTTGACGCACAAATACCAAGTGCAGACCGTTGTGGTAACGCACGTGAATTACATAACCAATGAAGATAGATACACAAGGGATGAGTGGTCCAGTTGATCCCAATTATAAAGCAAGACCACTAGAGGAACAGCAAAGGGAATTACCTAAGGCAATCATCACACCTCGTAGGTTGTTTACCCCTGAGTATGTTAAGGAAATGAAGATCCTTATCAATGAAGTGTTGGATGAAAGACAATACCAGAAGGAACTGGCACAAGCAGTTGACAACCCCACTCCACCTGGTATATCATACTTTGATGTAGAGAAATTCAAACATTCAATCGATGACCCCGAACCTGAATACCGTCGGGGCTAAATACCAACAAGGGGTCCTATGGACTGGGATTTAGAATTAAAGAACCAACAACTAGAGCACATGTTAACAGTATACCAAGATCACATCGAGGAACTAGAAGCAGAAGCTAAGGAGATGAAAGAGGAGATCCTCTTTCTCAAGGAACAGCTTGATCACAAATCCTTTTTAAGTATTGTTTATGAAGACAACGAGACGTAAGCGTATTGGTGTCATGTGCTCAGGCAAGGGCACCAACTTTGAGAATATAGTTCTCACATGTAACAAGCACGAGGTAGTGCTTATGATACATGATAAAAAAGAGTGTGGAGCAGCGAGAAGAGCAGAGAAGTATGGAATTCCACACGTAAGGGTAAAGCATAATAGAGAAGACGAGATGATTGCCCTCTTCAAATCATGGAGAGTAGATCTAATAGTCTTAGCGGGGTACATGAGAATACTAAAGCGTCCTTTAGATTTCCATTGCCCCATTATTAATGTTCATCCATCATTACTACCAAAGTATAAGGGATTACATGCTGTTGAACAGGCCCTAGATAGTAATGACGAGGTAACAGGATGCACAGTACACTATGTGAATGAAGAGTTAGATGGTGGAGATATAATAGCTCAGAAGGAAGTAGAAATATTACCTGATGATACTGTAGAAACACTGACTAGACGTATTCAGCTACAAGAGTATGCACTGCTGCCATATGTGATTGATAATTATGAAACCCCAATCAGCGAAAGGGAAAGGCCGACGCTTTCAGCAGTGGGTGCGGGACCAACTTATAGAGCACAGGGAGATACATCCAGAGGACATCGAGTCGAGATCGATGGGGGCGGGTGGAGAAGACTTGATTATGGCTCGTGATGCTAGACAAAAGTTTCCTTTTAGTATAGAATGTAAGAATCAAGAGAAGTTAAATGTCTATGAGGCATATGCACAAGCATGTGCTAACTCAGGAGACCATGAGCCTATCTTATTCATGAAGAAGAATCATAAGAAACCCCTAGTAGTTGTAGATGCAGAATGGTTCATCAGAAATTTCAACCTGTAGATGATTTACTAGATAAATCTCATATGACTGGGTTGTATGTACAAGCATGCACCCTACCATATACTCTTACTGGTGGTAACTTACAAGACGTACAGAATATACAGGACTCTAAACCTATATGCTATGTTGATGAGCATTGGTTGGAGTCTTATTTCTTTACTGATGAGGTAGTAGAATACCTAGATGGTAAGGTGCCTCATAATATAGAGAGAGCCTACATCAACATGGGTATACATAGTGAAACACCACGCACTCATGTAGATAGTGGTAGCAAGGGTGATAAAACTCTGCTATACTATATCAATGAGGAATGGCATAACGATTGGGGTGGTGAAACTATATTCCTATGTCCTAATTGTAAGAATATAGAATACATAACACCCTTTGTGCCTGGTAGAATTATTGTATTTGATTCCACCATTCCACATGCAGCAAGACAACAGTCATTTGCTGGTCCAACTTATAGATTTACTTTAGCAATAAAATTTAGAGCATGAGTGTATACACAATGTTCTCAGTGCCAATCATTCATTATGAGATTGAGAACTGGGCAGAGAATAAACAAAAGATAATGGCTGCTCTACCTAATCATAAGAAAGAGCACTATGAGGTCAGTGATGATTCAATCACAGGTCTTTACACAGATTTTTATAAGAATGCAGAGGTTGGTAACGATACTTTACCTGACTATGCATCAGTAGTAATTGATATTATCAAACCATATCTTCAGGACTTTACTGACCAGAGGAGAGTAGAGTTTACTGACATGTGGTACCAAACAGAGGAGTATGGATCCTCACATGGTCTACACAATCATGGACACAGTGGGTGGTCGTCAGTAATATATGTTGACTATGATCCACAGATTCATACTGCAACACAATTCTTTTCACCATTTAATAACCCTTGGAATGGTAACCTAGAAGCATATCAACCACCAGTTAAGGAAGGTGATATGGTTATCTTCCCTTCTACTATTGCACATGAAGCACTACCTAATAGCTCACGAGTACCTAGGACTGTTATATCATATAATTTAAGAGGACATACTGATGTAGTTAAGTATCAGTTGTGGCAAGGTGATCCTATTGTTAGGAGACTGGTAGAGAGACGTTATGGGGATGGTATGCAGTCATGAGTGAGAATAATATAAGTGTTGACGGTGATATAACAATCTATAAGGGAAGGATGTGCAGTAAACGCACTGACTTCGTTTGGGGAAGAGAGATAGACCATGATATATGTGATGGTCTTATGGATTTCTGGGACAATCAAAGATTCTTACCTGTTACACCAGGTCAGGTCTATGATCACGGTGATATATCTGTTAACAAAGAGTTTAAAGACTCGATGGACGTACATATACCACACCAGATTGGAATGCCTATGATACAGGACTATGTGATGGCATTACAGGAGGTACTTAATGATTACATTGAGACCTTCCCTTTCTGTGAGACATCTAGGTTTCAAATTGTTGAGCCTATGAGTCTCCAATGCTATCCTGTAGGTGGTGGGTTTAAGCAGTGGCATACTGAAAGACTCAGTGCTTTACCTGGTAATGCACATAGACACCTAGTCTTTATGACATATCTTAATGATGTCCCTGATGGTGGCACAGAATGGTATCATCAAGACCTTTACATACCAGCAAAGAAAGGGTATACTGTCATATGGCCTGCCGACTGGACTCATTTCCATAGGGGAAGGGTCAGTCATACCAAGGAGAAACAGATCATTACTGGGTGGTTCTCTTTTATATGAAGGATACCTATTATGAATACCTATTACGCCAATACAGATTAGCTATGCAAGATCAAGGGGCAATCCCCAAAGAATCTCAGGATGAAACATGGAACAGAGCACTTGATATATTCATCGAGTCTGTCCATAAACCTGACAACGCACTACGCACTTGTGCTCACAACCAGAAGTGCTATAATGAACTGATGTGGATCCGAGAGGATATCATCAAACACTTACACACATTACGGAGAAAACCATGAGCTGTGGACTACATACAAATTTAGATGCTGCCGTAGCAGCAGTGAAGAAAGCATTGACCTCTGCACTAGACGCAGACATTGCTGAGAAAGATTTAGAAGATATACTAGCAGCATATACTAACCTCAAGTCAGTTGCTGGAAGACAACCTAGTACTTTTAATACTGGCACTGGTATCACATTTGTACCAGACTCTACACTAGGTGATTCACTTGAGTTTAATGACAATATTAATATCGATACTAACCTAGCTGCAGAGACAGTTACCTTTGGCACTGACTACCTAGGTGGTGCTGGACAGGACGTGATAAGTTTTGGTGATGACATTCATAACGATGTCTAATTGAGGTGTGGGTATCCATACCTATAGGGGTTGACAGGAATTTAATCTTTGCTATATAATTATGTAACGTTACTTAACATAAGTTAACAGCATGACACAATCAGTGGCAAAGCGGTACACAACTACCGAATATGGTAAGCAAAATATATTTGCTTCCGAACCAAGAATCGAGGTCTTAGAAGACCAAGACTATTGGAAGAATGCTGAGTTGCTCAATGGTCGCCTAGCGATGATTGGTTTATTCGCAGCAGTTCACAACTATGCCATCTTCGGATGGATAATTCCAGGGATTGCTTAGTCGAAGCAGGTCTCTTTTAAATTTCTACCCCTATTAATCTAAGAAAATGACACCAGAAGCAGAAAAGTTTAACGGTTGGGCAGCTATGATCGGATTCGTAGCAGCAGTCGGAGCATACATCACCACAGGTCAAATTATCCCAGGTATATTCTAATGGGAAATCAAGGAACCTATGATCTCTTTTGGAGATCAAACGGAAGAGCGACTATGGTCCTCT